GCAGATGCTGCACCTCGTCGACCGGGCCGAACGCGGCGTCATCCTCCCCGCCGAAGCCGCCCGACTCCGCATCGCCATACGGGCCCTGTACGCCCGCGCCTACCCGCAGGCGGGGGAGGGTCGGTGACCGGCCTCAGCTCGAACCGGCCGGGCCCGCCTCGCCGTGGACGCCATCCGGTTCCGCGGGCGTCGGACGAGGCCTCTGCCGTGGCACTTTCTCCTTGGCCACCCCGGCAGCGGCACGAGCCAACTGTGTCCGCAGCTGGTCGAACGCCTGAGGTCCTGACAGATCCCGCAACCTGCGACTCCTGCTCATGCACGACTAACGCCGCACCGCGCGGGCCGACACCAAAATGCGGCCAAATGGGGCATGTTGCGAACGGCGGCGAGCAGCAGCCGTAACACAGGAACGCCCCCGGCCGGGAAACGGCGGGGGGGTGATGCGCTGTAGGGCGGCCGATCACGGCGCGCCGGGCACGGAAGACTCAACGGGCGGTCGATAAAGCGGTGCGGGCCGCTGCCAACCACAATCCCCCAGAACCCAAGTCCAGCATTGGCGCGTTCGGATACCGTTGACGTACCTCCTGGCTGGAGGGTGGGCTGGGCCCTTGCATTCCCCCGTGCGACCGGGGGTGGGCTCAGCCCTTTGCGTGCACCAGTCCGGGTACGGCGGGCCCTCTGCGGCCAGGGCGGCGATGCCGTAGGGGGTGAGCCCCTTGGCTTCGTGCGGTTCGGGCCCGCTGTCACTGCCGCGTGCCAGGGTGGAGACCGCACGAAGCCCGTCCTCCGTCGACGGAGGACGGGCGTATACGGCTTACCGCCTCCACACGTTGACTTTCTCCGTCGACAGCAGCGGCGCCCCCTCCGGGCCCTTCACGTAGGACGGGATCCACTGCCTGGAGTTCCGCAACTCGTCGCTGTACCGGTCCGACGTATAAGTCCGCCAGTGCCCCGACACGACCCAGCGATTCCGATACCGCCGCCCTTCGGAACCCGCATCAGAATTCCGATCTGCAGGCCGGTACTGGCGGCGCAGATCAACCAACGTCACCCCGCCATCCGGCATTGCCGCACGCCGCAACGCTCGTGCCTCAGCCCGCCCCGGCTCCCGTGCCGCCCGCTCCACGAGCTGCGGCTGCTGCATCAGATGCCACGCCGCGGCAAGCGCCGCCACGATCGACCGAGACGGGCGCATCCCCTCGTAAGCGGGCAGGTCATCCAGCGGGATCGCCTCGGCGGTCACCGGTAGCCGCGCCTCGCGAACAGCGAGCAGCGGGGGCACCCGGCTGACGTCCGCGCCGGGCAGACCGGACAGGAGTTCCGGCCCGTTCAGCAGATGCCACACGATGAGCGTGGAGTCCGGTCCGGGACCCCAGGCGAGCGCCTGCACCGGGGCGTTGACGCCTGGTGCGACGTCCACCATGCCCAGCCCGCCGTCGAACACCGCGAGGCCGATCGGGGACGGCCGGTCCGCGGTCACCCACCGCGCTGCGGCGAGGCTCTCGCCGGCGTGCATGGAGAGCGCGGTCATGTCCTCGCTGATCCAGAACAGGTCAGCGGCCTTCAGATGCGTGGCCATCGCCCCGACCAGGTTGTCGTCGCCGGGCAGCATGAACGGGCTCGGATTGCCGTCCAAGTCGAGAGCGGAGATCCGCTGGAGCGTCTGCGCCCTCAACTTCGGCAGCGAGCGGGGGTGGAAGGTCACCGGCTCTCCAGATCCGTGCGGGTACCGCGGCCGGGCCGCGCCGTGAGGGCGGCGCGAACCTCACCAGCCAGGTAGATGGCCTGCGGCCGGCCAGCAGCGGACGGGACGTAGGTGAACGGCTTCAGTCCGAGCCGGGACATGGCGGCAGCTGCGGCCTTGGCGGGGTTGGCCGCCTTGGACTTGAGCTCCCACCGGCCGATCGCGTCGAGGGTGAGCGGGTCGTTGCGCTCGACGATGGGGCCGAGGTCGATGTCCTCGAACAGCGCCTTGAAGTCGAGAGAGCCGACGTCGTCGGTCGGGTAGCCGTCGAACTCGTCGTCTTCCGGGTAGGCGGGGCCGATGAACTCGTCGCCGGACAAGGAGACGCTGGGCGGCAGGGCTGCGTCGATCGCGTCCCGGTACTCGGACTGGATCCGGGCGAGGGCGCCGCTCTCTTCGAGGAGCGTCCGCCAGTCGTCGTCGCCGCCGTTGATGTAGTCGAGGACGTCGGAGTCGGGGCTGGTGCTGTACGGGCTGACCCGGTTGCACCAGGTGCCGTAGCTGGTGGTGGTCGTGTAGCTCATGGGGATCTCCGTGGATTGTCGGGGTGGCTCAGAGGGCGGCGATGGCGGTGCGGACTCCGGCGACGATGGCGGCCCACACCTCGTCGCGGGTGGCGACGCGGGACTCGCTCCAGCCGAAGCGGCAGTGCAGCTTGCCGTCGGCGGCGTCGAACCAGATCTTGTCGATCGAGCCGAGGAGCTTGTAGGCCTGCGAGTTGGAGATGCCCCCGCCCTGGTAGGCGGCGGAGGAGATGTTCCCGGTGTTGTACTGCGTGGTCTCGATGCCGGCGAACTCGGTCCAGTTGTTGAGGTAGACGCGGTCCATGCCGTTCTTCTGCCAGCGGTTGCCGCCGATCGCGGTCATCGTCTCGATGGAGTAGATGACCTTCTTGGCGGGGCGCTTCATGGCGCCGATGGCGATGCGGGCGGCGAGGGAGGCGGTGTCGATGATCCAGCGGCCGGCCTGTTTGACGGCGGCGACGGCTCCGAGGCGGCACCAGGTGCGGACGGTGGCGACGGTGACGTGGGCTTCGGCGGCGGCGGTGCTGGTGTTCATCGGGTTCCCCTCTCCCTTGCGATGACTCCACTATGCTGTACGTACAGCGAGGTTGGCAAGGGGGGTAACCCGAAAGAGTGAAAGCGACAGCAGAAACCCCAGTTCAAACACGAGCGCCCCCGCAGCCACACACGGCTACGGGGGCGCCCTGCTGCGCCTAGAACTGCCCGGTGCAGGCGAGACAGAGCTGCGCCGCACTCCACTCCGCCAGCGACGCCCGATACCGCTCCACGCCCTGGAACATCACCACGCCGTAGATGAGACCGCCCACCGCAACCAGCAGGCCGAGCAACACCGCACCCGACACAGCGACAGCAATCCCGCCGATTGTCGCCAGCAGGGCGATCCAGTAGTTGGCCTGCACCTCACCCGGCGGCGCGTACTTCACCCGCAACGGCGACTCCGCCGGCAGAGACTGCCAGTAGTGCGAGAGACGCTCCACGTTCGTCGACGAACACGACTTGCACTGCATTCCAACCCCCGGCATCCACCCAGCACCTGACGGCAGATTGGCCAGCCGGGGCAGGGTCGGCAAGCAGTACCGGCGGGTCTGTGAGCGGGGCCACAAGCGGGACGCACCGAGAGCCCCACCTGCATCAGATGGGGCCCTCGGGTGACGGTGCGGCTACAGCTCCGTCAGCTCGTACATCTCCGGCAGCGGTCCGAGCGGCACGCCGATCACCCGCCCGAGCATCGCCCGCGCCACTGTGTCCCGCTCAAGGCGCGGCCGGCCCGGCGGCATCGACAGGACCAGGGTCCCGTCCGGCAGTTGGATCAGGGCGCCGATGAATCCGGAGTCGGTGATCTGCGAGAGGTGGAGCTTGACGTCCAGCTCGAGGAGGAGGTCGTCGAGTGGTGCATCCAACAGGCGGGCGGCGGTGATTGTCCGTCGTGCTGGTAAGGCCGAGACGGTAGTCTGCATAGCAGGGTCCCCTTTGACGAGACGGATCTGATGATCGGCGAGTTAGCGCTCGCTGGTTGAATCGGCCCGGTGTTAGCGCACCGGGCCGTTCGCTGTTTCTGGGCTGGTCTCATTCATTCACCCGCGCGAGGTGCGCGCCAGACCCTCCATCGAGTGAGAGCCGGGCCACACGTCAGTGCGGCAGAACCTCGTCGAGGTAGGCCTGCACCTTGTCGTACAGCGGGTACGGCACGTAGTCGGTGATCTCCGAGTGGGCGACCCAGGCGACCGCGTCCAGCTCCTCGGCATCCGCGACCCGGGCCTCGCCCTCGATGACCGTCGCCGCCGTGTACGACATCAGCCGGCCCGTGTTCGGGTGGATGCGCTCACCTAGCAACCGGATCGCCTTCACGGTCAGCCCGGTCTCCTCGAGCGTCTCCCGCACGGCCGCGTCCTCCGCGCCCTCGCCGGGCTCGATGGCGCCCGCGGGGAACTGCCAGCTGAGCTTCCCCTCCTTGACGGCGCGGCGCACCATGAGCACCTTGCCGTCCTGGACGATGATCGCGGCGGAGATGCCCGGCTTCTCGGTGATGGTCTCGGTCATACGGTGGCCTCCAAGGCTTCCAGGATCGGCGGGTAGATGCGGTCTTCGGGGATGTAGCGGGCGAGCTCCGTTATCGGGGCCCACGCCACGGCGACGTTCTCGGAGGAATCCCCATTGATCGCCTCGCCGTGCACGAAATCGCAGAGAAAGTAATCGCAGTAAGCGCGCGTCACGGGATGCAGTCGTTCACCCAGATGCTCGCGGACCATGCAGTGCACGCCCGTCTCGTCCAGCGTCTCCCGGACCGCGACCTTCGTAGCCGACCCGCCCGGCTTCACGATGCCGGCCGGGAACTGCCAGGTCATGTCGCTGCCGTCCTGCCTGCAGACGAGGAGCACCTTGTCCTCGCGTCGCACCACGGCGATGGCCACACGCAGCGCCTGCGCCGCCGTCTGACTTTCCGGTGGGCGCGCGAGGTGAATGAACCGCCGACGCACCGCATCACCTGCCCTCTCGTATGCCAAGTCGAGGATCTGCTGTACCTCGGTCCGGTGCACCATTTCCGGGCTGGAATGCCAGCGGGTAATGGTGCGCGCGGAAATGCCGAGGTGTTCGGCGAATCCGTCGTTCGTCATTCGTAGCGCCTCCTGGAGGAGGCACGCTGTCCGGCCGGTCCATGTACCGACGACGTCCACAATGGGGCTCCCGTGCTCGCTGCGCTCGGGTCTGGCTTGGCGGTGACGGGGTCGTGTCGCCGCGGTGTCTACCTACTGCTGATCTGGCGTTCCGGTGTCGTGCGAGTGTCCTTCTGTCGTGCCCGCGCGAGGCGTTGACTCGGCGTCATGACGAAGTGGCCCCCGCCCTTTGGCGATCTGCTCGGCGCGAGAGCCGGATACGCCCAGCAGTTCTCCGACCTCGCGCCAGGGTCGGTCCTTCTTGAGCTCGTTGACGACGGCCCGTTCCAGTGCCTTGCCGCTGCGGTCGCCATCTGCCAGGGCTTGCCGGAAGTCCCGGACCGCGTGGAAGCGCTCGACGAGGTCGGTGATCTCTGCGAGCCGACCCGTCTCGGACTCGATGGCGGAGGTGAGCGCTTCTGTCATGGACGTAGCGTATGGGCCAATTGCCGCCACTTCAAGACGCCCCTTGACAGTGAGGTGTGGCTCGCTACAGGATGTACCTCAACGGCTACAAGGACCCCCTTGAAGTCGCCGGCCGTCCACTCCTACCGGACCCAGTCCGCGGACGGCACCCCACAAATGAAGACGGGCCGGACACCGCGACTCCTACATCGCAGGCCGGCCCTCACCACGAGGAATCTCTGAAGGGTCCCCTCATGGCTACACAAGAGCTTACCGGTGCGCCCGTGCGCCCCGACCGCACCACCCCCACCGCCCGCCACCACTACGCCCAGATGCGCCTCGCTGAGACCGTCGCGCGGTCCGTGTCGGTGCAGCTGTCCGTCCGTGGCTTCGTCGGCGGGTTCGCCGGTGAGATCTCGGACGGCGAGATCGCCGAGATGAAGGCCCAGCGGGACAGCTACTGCCGTCTGGCCGTCGCGCACCGGAACGCCGGCCGGCGCCGGGAGCGCGCCGAGATGTTCTGGGCGTCCCGCCCGGGCACGATCCTCCGCATCACCGCCCGCGGCCTCCGCGCCGTGCGATCGGCGGTGACGGCATGAGCACCGCAACCCCCACTACCCCGCTGGAGGCGGCTTCCCGCTACCAGTCGGCCGCCGTCCACTACCAGGAGCTCGCCGCGAACGGCGACTACGAGGGCTGCGAGTACGTTCGCGACGAGATGACGATGTGCCGCTGCCAGCTCCAGGCCGCCGGCCGCCTCGACCTGATCGAGGCCGCGTGATGGCCCGCGAGATCCTCGCCGCCACCCAGGCCGGCCACCCGCGCGGTTCCTGGCCGGCGGAGGAGCAGGCGCAGCAGTTCCGCGACAACGGCATCCCGGCGACCGTCCTGCAGGACCTGCGCACCGACCGGTTCCTCGTCGTCACGGACGAAGGCGGCCAGCGATGACCGACGCCGAGTACGCGGAGCTGCTCCGCAAGCTGCGCGAGCAGAACCACCAGTCCGAGACCCGGCCGAAGTAGCCGGGCCCCTAGACCGCCGTCGGTGGGTTGACCCCCCGTCCCCACCGACGGTGCCCCACCCCCGCACTACTCCCATTACCCGGAAGGGCTGATTCGTCATGGACAAGAACACTGCGGTCCAGTCCGCCGCGGACGCCGTGCAGGCACACATCGATGCGCCGGACAGCGTCACGTTCCACAACATGCAGCGGGCGGTGCAGGACGCGCAAAACCTCGGCGCGAGCCTCACCGACATCCGCGACGCCCGCCCCACCGCCTGACCCCGCACCACCCCACGCACCCCCATGACCCGAAAGGTCCCGTGATCCGTCATGTCTCCGTTCCTGTTCTCCGCCGACTTTGCCGCCACCGAGATCGGCCGTCGGGCCCGCGCCAACACGACCGTGGCCGAGGCGACCGTCCTGTCGATCACCGACCTGTTCGGCGAGTACGCCAAGGCCCGCGGCTCCGGTGATCTGGCCCGCATGCGGCAGATCCGGCAGGACGCCGACGCGGACCTGCTCGCCGAGTTCGACGGCTTCGACTACCCGGCCGCCGCCTGATGGGCCGCCGGTTCCGCGACATGGAGACGCCGGAGCAGCGGTTCGTCCGCGAGGCTTCCCAGCGTCCGCATCGCCCGGCGGTGGAGGCAGACCAGCTCTCGAACCGGGAGTGGCGGTCGATGGACGGCTACGAGCAGGCCGCGTACTTGGCTCGCCAGTCCGGCAACGAGTCGGAAGCTCGCAAGCACGAGACGGCACGCGCCGAACGGATCGCACCCGCACCGAAGAAGCGCGGCTGGTTCCGGTAACCCCCTGATCGCCGTGGCGGTGGGATTCGTTCCCCCGCGGCCTCGCCGCCACGGCCCAGCCCCGGTCCGGTCACCACGGACGTAGCCGCGAAGGCAACCCGGGGCACGCACCACCACCCGTCCACCGCATCGAAGGAGACCCATGGCGATCAAGAAGCGTGACCGGGTGACCGTCACGTCCAGCCCGGACGCCCCCGGCCTGGTCGGGCGGACCGGCGAGGCCTGGCCGACCAGCGACGGACGGGTGCAGGTCGACGGCATCCGCGACCCGCAGATCGACCTGGCGCTCGGGACCCCGACCTTCACCGAAGACCAGCTCCGCCAGGCCTGACCAACCGACCCGACCACCCCAACCCGAGAGGAACCCCATGTTCGGACGCAAGAGCAGCCCCGAGATCGCAACGCACAGGGCCGCAAAGAAGGCCCTGCTCGACAACCAGCGCAGCGAGAAGGCGGCCGGTGTCACCGAGGAGACCGACACCTACGTCGCCCTCAACACCGCAGTCGTCCAGGCCGAGAAGAACGTGCCCTGGTACCGCCGCTGACCGGCTGCCCGATCCGCCCGTCGTGGCACGGGCGGTGAGGGGAACCGATCAGCGTTCCAACCCCCACCCGAGGAGAACCGTATGCCGAAGTTCAACATCGTCGCGAAGGTCACCGGCCGCGACGGCACCACCCGCGAGGTCACCGGCACCGTCGAGCAGGCCAGCCCCATGTACACGCACGACAGGGCCCGCGCTGACGCCGCCACCCAGCTCGGCAAGAACATCGCGTCCGGCGAAAAGGTCGACACCGACAACATCCAGGTCCGCTACAGCCGCTGACCGGTAGCCCTTGGTGCACGTCCCGCACGTGCGCCTTGGAGATCTGGCCAGCAACCCGCATCCCCCCAACCTTCGAGAGAGGCCGTCATGCGTCGTCACCCCATCCTCTGGCTGCTCGCCGGGACTTACCTGCTGGTCGTGGGCCTGTGGCCTGCGGCTGCGACCCCGGTCGAGCTGGCTGCGACGGGCGCGTTCACCGTGTTGGCGCAGCCGGCCGTGCTGCTGCTCGCCGCAGTCGTCGCCCTGATCGCGTCCGCCCGCCGCAAGCCCGCTCCTGCGCCTGCCGGGAGGCGCTGATGCCGATCACGTTCCGCAAGAGCATCCGGATCTTCCCCGGCGTCCGGCTCAACATCAACCGGCGCTCCTGGTCAATCACCGTCGGGTCCCGGAACGGCCTGCAGCACACCCGCAGTTCGACCGGCCGCGACACCACCTCGCTCAACCTGCCCGGCCCGTTCGGCTACAGGTCCACCCGCACCCGACGTAACCGAGAGGGGTGACCGCCATGCGCGAAAGCACTTGGGAGGTCCTCAGCTTCGTGATCCCCGGACTCATCGCCCTGGTGATCATCCTGCTGGTCGCCTGCCTCTGATCTGGCTTGTCCCCCGGCCACAAGCCGTCCCGTACCCCCACCGAGCCTCGAAAGGACACCGATCACCGTGACCGCCACATCCGTCGAGAAGGTCAACGGCACGCCGAAGACCTCGCCCGAGCCGCGGTTTGACCCGCGCGCGCTGGCCGAGGCGGAGGCGATCCGTACCCGAGCCGCCGCCGAAGCCGAGGCCCTGCGCACCGAAGCGGCGGGCAAGGCTGAGGCCGAGAAGATCCTCGCCGCGGAGAAGGCCGAGAAGGAGCGCATCGCCAACGAGCGCGCCGCCATGCGGCTGGAGAAGGAGCAGGCCGACCACCAGGCGTACCTCGCCAAGAAGAACGCCGAGACCGCCAAGTCCAACACCGAGAAGGAGAAGGCCAACAAGGCCGCCGCCGAGAAGGAGGCGGCCGAAGCGAAGAGGGACGCCGAGCAGCAGCGAACCGAGCTGTGGTGGAAGTGGGGTGCCCGCGGCATCTACGCCGTCGGCCTGGTCATCGCCGCGCCGGTGCAGTTCATGCACTTCTGGGACCGGGCCCGCCCGTTCCTGATCGCGGCGCCTGCGCTCCTCGAAGGCCTCGCCCTCGTGTTGGCGTTCGGCGCCGCCTGGGCGGTCGCGCACCGCCGGGATGTCGCCCCGTACCGGGTCGGCATCATGCTTGGCGCCGTGATCGCCGCCGGCATCAACATGTACGGCGGTCTGTCCGATCCGCGGATCGGTTTCAACGCCGGCCTGATCGGCGCTATCGCCTCCCTTGGCGGGCCGATCGTGCTGATGGCCTACGAGCACGGCATCGCCCAGAAGGCGGACGGGATCCCGTCGTGGCGGGAGCGGCGCAGCGCTGAGAAGGTCGCGGAGGCGGAGGCCGCCGTTGTCGAGCAGGCGCGCCTGGAGAAGGAAGCGGCCGAGACGGCCGCGGCGGCCGAGAAGAAGGCTGCGCAGGAGCGCGCCGAGGAGGAGCAGCGGCGCCGCGACGATGACCGCCGTGAGGGTCACCCGGAGATCTGGAAGACCGCCGAGGCGATGCGTTCCGCTCGCGGCTCGCAGTACGTCACGGAGCAGATCTGGGCCGAGGCCTGGTACCGCAAGACGGGCTCGAAGTTGGTCGGCGTGACCGCCGAAATCGAAGCCGAGTCGCGCGCCGCGCAGGCCCGCATGCAGAACGTCACCAGCACTCCGATAATCGGTGAGTTTTCGCTGGTCGATTCCCAACGACCCGCCCGCGAAAAGCGTGACCCGAACGCCCCCGACGGACGCCGCAACAACGGCGGCACCCCGCCCGTCCGTCGAGTCGGCGACGCCACCCCGAACCACCCCGTCGCACGCAAGCAGGCCGCCGTCGAGCGGACCACCGAGAAGAAGGACTGAGACCCCGCCATGGCCACCCCGCTGACCGACGAGCGCACCCCGCTGAAGCTCGTCAAGGACGAGCCCGCACCGGCCGCGCCCCTCGCCGTCGAGCCCCGCCCGCGTGCCGCCTGGATTCTGTCCGGGGAGCAGCTGCGGCATCGCCTTGTCTACATCCGCGACAACGCCTCCGACGCGATCCGCTTCCACGTCACCCACTCGCCGTACTACCTCGGCTGGTCGGTGCGCGGATACCGGCGGCTGTGCCTGCGGTGGTGGGAGGCGCGGTGTGACGACTACCGGCAGCAGATCGCCACCGCCAAGCAGATGATCCGCGAAGCGAAGGCACAGCCGCGCGGCAGCGTGCGAGCGGCGGACGAGGCGAAAGCCCGCGCGCTGCGCAAGGTGCTGCGCGCCGACTATCGCGCCCACAAGCGGCAGCACTGGATCAAGACCGGTCACAGCGGCCTGCTTCCCGCAGCCATCGTCACGGGCGGGGCCATCGCAGCCGGCTTCTGGGTGCAGTTGCTGCTCGCCCTCGCTTTCATCGTCACCGGCGCCTACTTCGGCCGGCCCGAAGAGCCCGCCGTCGCCCCAACCCAGGCCCCGACCCGCACCAGCCACCTGGGCGAGGAGACCATGCGGCGCGTCCTCGTCGAGGCCGGCGTCGTCCCCGAGAAGCGCGCCACCGAGGTCCGCGGCGTTGGCCTGCCCCACACCGACGGGCCGGGCATCGCCTACGCCGTCGACCTGCCCTCCGGTATCCCCGCCTCCGCGGCGCTCGGCAAGGAGACGCAGAAGAAGATCGCGTCCGCGCTCACCGTGCACCTGGACTGGATCGACCTCGACGTCGACCGCAGCCCCGGCAGCAGCGAGTCCCGCCTCAAGGTGTGGGTGTCCAACGGTGATCCGTTCGCCGTCGTCCGCCGGTCCCCGCTGCTCGACCACAAGGGGGCGATCAACACCTTCCTCGACGGCATCCCCGCCTCGTTCGCCAAGCGCGGCAACGCGATCATCCTGCGGATCCGGGACACCAGCATCCTCGTCGCCGGTGCCACCCGCCGCGGCAAGGGCATGTTCCTCGCGAACATCCTCATCGGCGTGATGAAGGACCCGTGGGTCAACGTCCGGATCTTCGACGGCAAGGGGACCGCCGAACACAACCCCTACGCGCCGACCCTGTCCACGTTCGTGAAGCGCAATCCCGAACGGCTCGCCATCATCACCCGCGCGATCGTCGCCGAACTCGACCGTCGCTCCGACCTTCTCGACGAGCACGGCTACGAGAAGATCGACGACGACAACTACGACGAGGTCATGAAGCTCCTCGGCGGCCGGGAAGTCTTCATCGTCGACGAACTCGCCACCTACACCCCCAAGGGCACCAGCCCCTACGACGAGGAGATCACCGAGAACCTGTCGCAGATCGCCGCCGTCGGCGCCGCGCTCGGCGTCCTCCTCATCAGCGTCACCCAGGTCCCCGAGGTCAGCGTCATCCGTGGCCGGCTCCGCCAGAACCACATCGGCCGCGCCGCAATGAACACCGAGTCCGGCACCGCCTCGAACACCATCCTCGGCGACGGCATGACCGGGCAGGGCTACGACGCCTCCAAGATCCCGATCGACCAGCCGGGACGGTTCTGGCTGGCCACACCCGAGAGCGGCGTCATCGAGGGCCGTTCCTACCTGGTCACGCCCGACGACAAGAGGCAGGTCGCAGCCGAGGGCTACGAGATCCGCAAGGCGGCCGGCCGCCTGCCTGGCCAGTGGCGCGACCCGATCGAGGAGCACCTGCAGCAGGTGACCGGCGTGTCCTCCGCGGCCGGCGGCGAGGGAGGCAAGGGGCGCATCGTCCACTTCGACTTCCTCACCTGGCTGGAGGAGTTGGCCCTGTCCACGGGGCGCGGCAACGTCACCAACCTGGAGGTGTTCACCAGCCTCGTCGACGTGTCGGCGGATTACGCGCGCCGGGACGGCGAATCGGACGAGGGCTGGACTGCCCGCGTCGGGAAGCTCGTCAGGGATCTGATCGCCGCGACGGGCGCCGAACTGCGGGTCAAGCGGGTGCCCGTGGATGACGGGAAGCGCTCGCAGGGCTACCTGCTCGACGACGTCACGAAGGCCCGCAAAAGCCGCAAGTAACCCCTGACAGGCCCCTGGCGACGAGTGGATAACCCCAGGTCGCTGCCCTGACACACCCCTGACAGCTGCTGCCGTGAACAGCAGCCCAAGCCACCCCCGGTCAGGGGTCTGTCAGGGGCCCGACCTGCAGTAATCCAGGCTCCGCCAGGGGTCTGTCACCCCGAAAATCGAGAAAGGTCCCGGCCCGATGCTCACCCTGAAGATCCAGCAGATGACGGTCGACGGGCACCCCAACCTGTGCCCCGAGTGCGGTTCCGAGGCCTACACCCTCGACGGCGCCGGGTTCATCGACGGACTGCCCGTCCGCGGCAACTGCTGGCAGTCCCACAGCTGGGGAGAGCCGTTGATCACCATCGGCATCCTCAAGGAGATTCAGGCCGCGAGCACGGGACGGGAGCGCGCCGAGGACGACGACACGTTCGAGATCGAAGTCGGTGGCGCCGTCTTCGCCGGGATCCTCCACCCCGACGTCATCGTCGACGACCTGAAGCGGGCTGTCCGCGACGTGTACTGGAAGCGGCTGATCAAACCCGCCCTCCGCAAGCAGAAGCGCAAGGCCCTGCGCGCCGCGAAGAAGCCCGTCAGCAACGCTGCCGCAGCCGCCAAAGCCGCAGCCATCGGTGCCGCCTGGGGCCTCCAAGCCGGCGGCCACGAACCCGACCCTGACTACACACCCGAACCGATCAACGCCTGCCCCGCCTGCGAGGGCAAGGGCGGCTTCGACCTCAAATCCAACATCCACGGCAACCGCCGTATCCCCTGCACCGTGTGCACCGGCACCGGCGAAATCGACTAGGAGAAACCATGATCCGAACCATCCGCCGCGCGTTCAGTACCCGCGTCGAATGCGACTGCGGCTTCGCGCAGACCGCCAGCAGCGACCGCATGGCCGACGTCATCGTCAGGCAGCACAGCTGCCAGCCCGCCGCCCCGCGCCGCACCCGCCGCAGTTCCACCTCGAACCGCGCCTGACCACAAGGAGACCCGACCCCATGACCGTCCTGCCCGAGCCGAAGCCCACCGCCACCGCGGCCGGGCAGGCCCACCTCGACGACCAGGCCCGCCAGCTGCTCGCCGCCGTCGAGGAGGCGATGCGGACGCCGACCTCGTACCGCGACGACGCACCCGTCCCCATGGTGGGCACCGCCCCGCCCGTCGCGCAGCCCGGACGGCCGCCGATGTCCCAGAAGGCCACCGACGTCAGCGCGTTGATGCTGTCCGGCGGTCTCGCCTCCCTGCCCATCGGAGCTGCGGCCAGCCTCGTTCTCTGGGCATCCGGGCACGCCGACCCCATGGTCATCGCCGTGATCTGCGCCGCCCCCACCACGCTCATCCTCGCCCTCAGCCGCCTCGTCAAGCGCGCCAAGGAAACCGCCCCGGATGAGATCCACAACCACTACAACGGGCCCGTCTACCAGGACCAGCGCAACGTCCACAGCAGCACCCGCGGCGTGTGGGCCAAAACCAACAACCAGCAGTAGGAGGAGACCGTCATGCCCAAGCCCACCGCCGAACAGCTCCGTGTCGACGCCGAGGAGAACGAGCTCCTCGCCGCGTTCCGTCGCGCCCAAGCCGACCTGTACGCCAACGCCGCCCGCGAATCTGCCGCCGGAATCACCCACGAAACCGACGAGTACCTGCGCCTCAACCAGGCCGTCATCGACGCCGGAAAGCGGCTGCCCAAGGGGCTCAAGCGCCTCGCCAAGGACATCTGACCTGCCGCACGACCACGCCCCCGGCCGATCCGGTCGGGGGCCTCGACGTCATCCCCTGGAGCAGCATTCCGCTCCGCATCGACAACTGAAAGAGACCCGATGCCCCGCCGACCCATGTCCGCGAAGCGCGCCGCCGCCATCATCGGCGGCGCCCAGCTCGTCAAAGCCCCCGACTGGCCAGACACCCGCCACTGGCACGTCGTATCCGGCGGGAACGCCCTCGTCGTCATCGCCCCGTCCTACGGCGGGGTCTCCCGCAGCGGACGGAACGGCTGGACCTGGTGGCTCGCCGACCCCGGCCCCGGCATCGGACCCGCCGCCGGCAGCCGACCCGAAGCGAACCGCGAGCAGGCCGCCGCAGCCGGGCTTGACGCCTGGCAACGCCGGGCCACCACCGCGGACCGCCGATGAACCGCACCGCGCAGGCCCCGCCTCCAGTCCGGGGCGAGCCCTGCTATGCCATTGGCCTGCCGTGTCAACCCTCTCGTGCACAATTGGCTCAGTAGTGGCCACGCTTCCCGTACCACCGCCGAGGAGCCGCAGCATGCACGACCACGCCCCCGACGACGACGGCTACATCCGGCCGGTCTGCGACCCCTGCGGACGCGAACTCCGCCACGACGAACTCGGCCGCCGCGCTTGCCGCCTCTGCCAGGAGCGTGTCGACCTCGCGCTCCGCCAACTGCCCGGACCCGACGGCCTATACGCCCAACTTGCCACCCGGCTCACCCCCGGCAGCGGTGGCGGTGTCGGCCCCGTCTCCGGATCCCGCACCGCACCGCTCCCGCTCCGGCTGGAGCCCCTGTCGCTCATGGCCCGCGGCGGTGTCGTCACCGTGCTGCAGGCCTGGCAGGTCGACTGGCACGAGCTCCTCGGCTGGCCGCATCCGCGCTGGCAGGGCGACCTCCAGCAGCAACTCGACAACGTGGTCAGGGCCTTGCGCGTCAACCTCGAATGGGCTGCCACCGAACACCCCGCCTTCGGTGACTTCGCCCGGGAGACCGTCAGTCTGGTCCGCCAGTGCGAACGCCAGATAACTGGCGAGCGGGCCGAGCGGCGCGTATCCGTGGCCTGCCCGTGCGGCACCGTGCTGCGGGTCACCGTGTCCACGCCGGGCGCACGGTGCCGTGGATGCGGCACCCAGTACGCGCGAAGCGACGTCCTAGACCTGCCCATCGCCGAACGGGCCGCCGCGTAATCGCCCAATCACCCAACGAATCAACGCTTGCGCAGGTCACTGCCCGTATGTCACAGTGCCCACATCCGGATACTCGTGTGTCCGCAGCTACTACAGCCCCCAGCTTCCGGCCGGGGGCTTTCTGCATGTCGGGGGTAAGCGTGAACGTCACCGACCTGTACCCCGAAGACCTCGTCTTCGAGCACGAAGCCACCGCAGCAACCGGCATACCAGGCCCCGTGATCCGACAATGGGCCAGGCGCGGCAAAGTCCGCCGCTTCCAAGGCAGGCCAAGCGAATACTCCGGCCAAGGCCACGAGTACAAGACCCTGTACGCCCTGCCTGACGTGCAGGCCCGCGCTGCCACCTACCGGCCCATGCCGCAGCGCGCACCTCGGGCGGCTTGAAACCTGACAGGAGACCGCCGTGGCCAACATCGTCTTCAACGTTGCGCTCGGCCGCGTGGCCTACTACGCCTCCCTGCCTGCCGCCAACGACGGACTGATCGCGGTCCCCATCGAGACGACGGGCATCGTGGGCGACGCGACGATGCGCGACTATGACGACCTCGCAACGCTCCTCGCCGGCGCGAGCAACGAGCAGACCACCATGGGCCGTAAGACCTTGTCCGGGGCGACGGTGACCGTCGATGACACCAACGACCGCGTGGCCCTCGACTCCGCAGACATCGTCTGGACCGGCGCCACCGGCAACCCGATCAGCGCGATCGTCATCTGCTACGACCCCGACACCGCCACCGGGACCGACGCGGACCTGATCCCGCTGACGAAGCATGACTTCGCGATCACGCCTGACGGCAGCGATATAGCCGCGACCGTCGCGGACTTCTACCGCGCCACCAGCGCCGCCTGACCGGCCGCACCGGGAGGGATGAACCATGGCGCTCATCTCGACCTTGGTCGACGACTTCAACGACGGCGTCGTAGATCCGGCGAAGTGGCCCAACAGCTTCGGGACGTACAGCGAGGTCGGCGGCCGGGCGCGGATCGTCTGCGACACCGGCTTCAACGCGTACAGCTCGGCCCTCAACTACACGCTCGCCGGATCCTCGATCTACCTGCGCGGCTACGCCCCTGCGGCAGGCGGTGCCACCACGGAGGCGTGGGCGCAGATCCTGATCAAAAGCAGCACCGGCGGCACGGACCTCGGTTTCGAGCTGAGGGCTCTCACGGGCGAGTTGGTCATGTTCTCGCGCACCGGCTTCTTCGATGCCGGGGCCGTCCTCATCCCGTACTCGGCGACCGCGCATGCGTGGCTGCGGGTCCGTGAAACCGGCGGCACCACCTTCTGGGACACGTCACCCGACGCGGCAACGTGGACGAACAGGCGCAGCCTGACCAGCCCGGCATGGGTCGCCGACACCAACATCGAGTTCCAGCTCATCGCCCACCGCGACAGCGGCACGAACGACTATGCCGAGTTCGACAACGTCAACGTCACCGGAACCCGCGCCGCCCTCGGTACGGCCGGCGAGACGGACACCGCGCGGACGCTCGGCGCCCGGAAGACGAAGCTCCTGCCCCTCGCGACCGGCATCGAGACGGCCGTCGCGCTGGGGCGACGCAAGGTCCGCACCCTCCCGCCAGCAGTCGAGACCAACACGGCCGTCGCCATCGCCGGACGCGTGGGCGCAGACGACCTCGACGTCACCGTCGGCCAGCCGTACAGCCCGTGGACCGCAGGCGAACCGCAAGGCGCGACCTGGCCCGTAGGCGCACCGCACTGAGAGGTGGTGGACATGGAACTCCCCGCCACCACCACCGAATACGTCCGCATCCCGGTGACCGCGCCCGTCGGAGTCGACATCACCGGGACTCCGCCGAAGCTGGCGTTCCTGCCCGTCTCGAACCGGGACAACCCGGTGACCGGCGATTGGAAGACGGGATCGTGGGCGAGCGGGCCAGAGGCGCGGCTCCTCGTCGGCCCTGATGGCGGGGCGGTCACGCTCGCGCGAGGCGACTACCGGGTGTACGTCAGCTTCGATCCGCCAGGCAGCGAGAACATCGTGCGCCTGTCCGGCTACCTCGGGATCATCTAGCCCCGCTTACGCCACGGCCGGCCTTCGCCGCCCGGCCTCAGCGTCACTTCTGGATCCGGTCCAGTCCGACGCTGACGTGCTGTCGCAGCCACTGCACCCAGCATCATCAGCCCGCCGATCACGAGCAGGGCTACGTTGAACTCCTTGACCACGCCGATCATTAGCACGGCCAGGCCAACCACGAACACTCCGAGCGCTGCATCGGTACGCATGCTCACCACCCCCAAGCCGCACACGGTACGACCACGGAGGCGGCCATGCCCAGACGCGGGGGATACCGGGTGTGCTCCCGGCCTGGCTGCCCGGAGTACACCACGGGCGGACGATGCGAGGGCTGTCGGCGCGAGGCAGAGCAGAGGCGAGGCAGCGCAAGGCAGCGAGGCTACGGACGAGGGCACGAGCAGCGGTTCCGTCCTGGCGTGCTGGCCCGCAACCCGACGTGCGTGTGCACCGACGAGAGCCACGACCACGGCTCACCGTGCGGCCAGCGGTCCGTGCACGCCGACCACTGGCCACTCAGCCGGCGCGAGCTCGTCGAGCAGGGCCTCGACCCCGACGATCCGAAGCATGGCCGAGGCCTGTGCACGTCATGCCACAGCAGGTCAACGGCACGAGAGCAGCCAGGAGGATGGAACCGATGACCACCAAGGGCAAGGCGACGACCGACAGCGAGACGGCAGACGAGCCAGCGAAGGCCAAGGAGAGGCCGCTGTGCGGTGCGCCGCACTTCCTGCCGACCCTGGCTCACCTGACGTGCGCCCAGCCGGCTGCCGACCCGGACTTGCCGCCCGGCACCCCGGAGCACGAGCACCGGCACCAGGACGGCGACGCGATCTACACCTGGTAGGCAGTGGCCGGCTCTGGCCGGCGATGCTCCCAGGCTCCCGGTGATCATCACGGTCAGTCACGAAGGCCATGATCACCCTGGGGAGGGACCCCCAGATCAAGATCCACGGGGGACCGCCGGGGAGGTGGCTCCCAGGTTTGCCAGGTTCAGAGCCTAGGTGATCATGCTCCGCTGTCACGCAAGGTGACGGCGTTTTCGCCGCGCAACGCGGCTAGTTGGAGTGATCGATATGCCGAAGGGTGGAGCACGCACCAGGTCCGGGCCGGCGCCCGATCCGACCGCGCTGAGGCGCGAGCGAGACGCCGGCGAGTGGACGATTCTGCCTGCTGAAGGCCGTGAAGGCGCAACGCCTGACTGGCCGTTCGAGGAGCAGAGCGTTCGTGAGGCGGTGCTGTGGGAGCGCCTGTGGGAGAAGCCGCAGGGGCTGATGTGGGAACGGTACGGCCAGGAGATCGAGGTTGCGCTGTACGCCCGTCGGCTCGCTGAGGCGGAGAAGCCGGACTCGGCGGTCGTCCTGTCGACGCTTGTGCGGCAGATGGCGGACTCGTTGGGGCTGACGACGCCTGGAATGCGCGGCAACCGGTGGCGCATCGACCGGATCAGCGAGGAAGACGAGACGCTGACGGGGCTGAGCGCGCCTGCCATTGAGGCGACCTCGGCGCGAGCCAGGCTGAGGGCGGTGCCTGGTGGTAGCGGCTGACGACGGGACCTGGCCGCTGGATTTCCCCACCCTGTACGTCGTCCCTGACTGGATTGCTCGGCATTGCCTGCTGCAGTCGGTTGGCGGCCTGGATATCACGCCGCGCCCGTTCGAGATGTACGACTGGCAGCTGCGGATCACGGCGAATCTGTACCGTGTCAAGCCGACTGCCGAGCTTGGCCAGCTGTCGACCGCGTTCCACTATCGGCGTGCTCAGGCGGTGGCTCCTCAGAAGTCCGGCAAGGGTCCGTGGGCCGCGTCTGTGGTTGCCGCGGAGGCCGTTGGCCCGGTGCTGTTCAACGGTTGGGCGCAGGGCGGGGAGCGCTATCGGTGCTCGGATCACGGGTGCGGCTGTGGCTGGGTGTACTGGTACGAGCCGGGCGAGCCAATGGGCCGGCCGTGGAATCAGCCGCTGATCCAGATCACGGCAACGTCCGAGGATCAGACGGACAACACGTACCGGCCTCTGCAGGCGATGATTCGGAATGGCCCGCTGTCCGAGGTGATGAAAGTCGGTGAGCAGTTCATCCGGCTGCCGAACGACGGCCGGATCGACGTCGTCACATCGTCCGCCCAGTCGAGGCTGGGTAACCCGATCACGTTTGCGTCGCAGGACGAGAGCGGAATCTGGACCGAGCAGAACGGCATGACCAAGGTCGCCACGACGCAACGCCGCGGCCTGGCGGGCATGTCAGGGCGCTCGCTGGAGCAGACGAATGCCTGGGATCCGACGGAGAACACGGTCGCGCAGAAGACCGCGGAGACGAAGGCCCCGGACGTCTACCGGTTCCACCGGCTGCCGCCCAAGAGCCTGTCGTACACGAACAAGGCGGAACGGCGGCGAATCCACGCGGCCGTGTACCTGGGCAGTACGCACATCGACCTCGATGCCATCGAGGGCGAGGCCTTCGAGCTGATGGAGAAGGAGCCTGCGGAAGCGGAGCGCTTCTACGGCAACCGCATCACGGCGGGCATGGGCACCTGGCTGCAGCAGGACCGCTGGGACGCCCGCATCGCCTTGGAGGACGTGCCGGACGGCACGGCTCTCGCGCTGGGCTTCGACGGCTCCGACGTGGACGACTGGACCGGCATCCGTGCCGAGACTTTGGACGGCTACCAGTTCACTCCGACCTACGGGCCCGACAACAGGCCGTGCATCTGGGATCCAGAGGACTGGGAGGGCCAGGTGCCGCGGCTTGAGGTCGATGCCGCGGTGGATGAACTGATGGGCCGCTTCAACGTGGTGCGTATGTACGGCGACCCGCCGTACTGGACCAGCGAGATGGCGGCCTGGCAGGCCCGATTCGGCGAGAAGCGCGTCACTGAGTGGCAGACGTACCGCGTTGCGCAGATGCATGCGGCCTGCGAGCAGCTACTGACGGACGTCACGAAGAAGGACACGACCTTCCGGCATGACGGCTGTGAGACGACGTCTATCCACGTCCGGAACGCCCGCAAGGCGGCCCGGCCGGCGAAGCGTTACGTGCTGCGTAAGGCGACGCACGTTCAAAAGATCGACCTTGCCGTGGTGTCAGTTCTAGCCCATGAGGCCGCGTGCGATGCGATCGCCGCTGGTGAAGCCCGGACCAAGAAGCGCAGGGCGCGCGGATTCTGACCGAGAGGGGGCCGGATGCTTCAGCCTGCAGTCCAGTCCCCGGAGTGGTGGCGTGACCGCTTGTACGAGGCGCTGTGCAAGCGGTCGGAGGAGACGAAAGTCTTTGACGACTACTACGAGTGCGAGCACCCGCTGCCGCACCTGCACGAGAGGGCGCGGGAGCCGTTCCGGCGGCTGCTGAAGATGTCCCGGGCGAATTACATGGAGCTCGTCGTCGATGCGCTCGTGGGTCGCCTGGAGGTGGCTGGCTTCCAGTCGGACGCCGACGCCGGTGACGCGGATCAGGCGGCGTGGGGGCTGTGGCAGGACAACAACCTGGACGGCGGCTCGTCGCTGGCGTTCCTGGAGGCGGCGATCCGCGGAAACGCCTACATGCTGGTGTCGCCGGACAAGCGACTCGGCTTCCGGATCACTCCGGAGCATCCGACGCAGGTCATCACGGAGGAGAAGCCGGGGGAGCCCGGCGAGATGGCCGCTGCGCTGAAGCTGTGGATCGATGACTGGACGGCCAAGCTGTGCTGCACGGTCTATCTCCCCGACCGGATCTACAAGTTCG